TCTTTGTAGATGTCTAGGATGTCTCGTTTGATTTCCTTGATGTCATCCCTGATCTCTTGCATAGCTTGTCGATCTTCTTCCCTACGTTCTTCCCTAGCATGTATCTCTGCTTGGAGGAGTTGTAGTTGCTTTTGATTAGTCAAGACCGTCCTTACTAGCCATGCCATTGCACTAAACACCGTTGCTATAACACCTGAAACAATGTAATCCAAGTAGTCCATTAGTCTTCCTCACAGCCTGCATCATAACCTACTACAAGCCGCCTTCCTGTCGAGAGAGAACGCGGACCACCATCTACAATTAAAGCGTCTACATGGTCGCTTACCAAGGGCTTCAGTCCATCACAGACTGCGCTATTTTGTTTGAGAGGACTGACGCTGGCGCAACCACTCACGATCAGCATTAGAGATAGTGCTAGGAGGGATTTTGCGTATTGCATTGTCTATCCTCTTCGTTGTGTCTATGTATTGCTGTTGTTGCTCTATCGTCAAATCTCTTGTTGCTATATTTTTTCCATACTGGATCATTATGAAGGAAATCGAGATAACACCCAAAACAGCCGCCACAATGAGCATCGGTTTTAATCCAACAAGTTTCAGTAACCACATCATACTCTCCTACCAAGACCAGAGAGACACATAGACTTTTCTTCTTCCCTACGAGTGACTAGACCGGGAAGGGTAATACCCTTGGCCTTTGTCCATCTTGGGAGTTCGTTACAGGCCCCTACGAGATCATTTGCATTGGCCTTACGGGCAAGAGTAGAGCGACAGAAGCTACCCACTCCTACGTTATAGGTGAACGACAGGAAGGCCCCATAGGTCAGGTCAGGAAGATCATCAGGGCGACGGAGACACTGCCTCATGCCCACCTCATGCTCTATGAGGCTTTCCTTGAGCATGTCCTTACATTCAGCCTTGGTGTATCGGTCTCCGAGTTTAACACCCTTGGTCTCACCAAAGCAGACAGTCGGGATGCCTACAGGGTCTAGGTAAGCCACTGTCCTGAGGCCCTCAAAGCCCCCTACAACGGAAACTAGGAGACCGGCTAGGATTGTATTCCTTGCTACTCTACTTGCCATGTTGTCTCCTTTTGAAAAGACGGAAAAGGGATTTATCGCATCTCATACCAAGTCGTAATGCTTCCAGCGACGTTGGATGTCACAGAGTATGTAGCCCCTGCTGGTATCGGACCACTTACAGACAACTTCATATCACTATTGTCGGGGTTGTTATAGTATCGCTGAATGATGTTACCGCCGACGGTGAGATAGAGATCGCCGGTCTGGTTGCCATATTCTGCAATTACAGAAATGTAAATCGGACGGCCTGTTGAGTTGGTATAAGTAACCCCTGAAGACCTAGACCCAATCACGCTAGTCCATGTCTGCACAGGCGTTAGCGCATCAACATAATCTTTGACTGCCGCTGACGTAGGGATGGTCGTGTCATTGTCATTAGAAGCAATGGTATCGGATGAAGTAACAAGAGTAGCTGCCGCGATTTCACTAGTAGTGATGGCCGCATTCGGTGTGAACTTGCTAGTGCCCTCATCAACAGTGCCTAGAGTGATCCAAGCACTGTTAGCTTCATTGCGTTTCTTGATCTGACTGTTCGTCGTATCATACCAAAGCATATTGGCAAAGGTAACAGATGGTGCACTGCCATCGGAGTTAGTGCTCACAATCGCTGCCAAAGCATTGTTCAAATCAGTGCGAAAGTTAGGAGCAGATTGGTTGTCAATCACATAATCATGGGTAGCCATGTCGGGTTTCCTTAGTTATATTGCACTATCGCATCAAGTTCAGAGATACTGGGAGTGACCCCAACAGTAGTGCTAACAAGTTCTATCTTGAACTTTGCTGCCCTAGCATAATAATCACCAGCACGGAATTGTTTCCAAGCAGACCAAGTAGGGGTTCCTGCCGGATCATCCGTAGTAGTGGCGATATAGGTAATCACATTAGTGTCATCAAATTGAGCAGCGCCAGTGAAGTCATCAAATGCACCGGGGAGATTATCAAACAGGCCGGGAAGATCATCCCATAGACCGGAAGTAGTGTCTTCCCTGTTGACTTTTACATCAATCCTAGACCTGAACCTCCTAGACGAGCCTGTATCAATATAGTTGCTGAACTCATATGTCGCAGTGAAAGGAGGGGTGCCAGCAATAGAAGTAATCCTCAATTCACTGCTTGTAACAGAGCAGCCTGTCTTGGACCCAGAGAAAGTCGGGTCCTCTGTCTGCGTAGTTGTGTTTGTGAAGTCCTCAAGAGCAGCCTCAGGAATGACAACAGAAGTGTAGTTCTCTGAAGCATTGCCAGTTTTGTCATATGCTCTGATAGTATAAGTTCCCGGTTTAGCTGGGACAGAGACAGAGTTGCCCGGACGAGGAACCTTTTCTACAGCAGTCGTAGCATTGGCCCAAGTAGCACCTGCTTCTTCTGTTGCATGTCTGATACGATAGAAGGACAAGTCAAGGTCAGGGACAGGTTCCCATTCAAGGTGGACAGTTGCACCATTGATCTCAGCAGTAAGTCCTGCAACATCTTGAGGAGGGGACCCCAAGCCTTCCACTTTGTAGCCTGTTTGGGTAATCCAATCACTCTTGACTCCCAAGAAACTATAACCTCTAGCCCTGATGTCATAGGTGGCATCTTCTGTATCAAGAAGTTCAAAGACTCCAAGATCACCAGAGCCAATAACTGTCCAATTCGTATCAGATGATTTCTTTGCTTGAACTTCTACCCTTTCAACGTCAAAAGGATTAGTAGAATCTATCGTTGCATAGATTACATTGGTCAGATGCTCGTTGATAATACGAACTTCAGACGTAACATCCAGACCGATAGCAGGAACAGCGAATGGGCTAGGAAGAGTCGTGTTGTTAGACTCAAATGCCACACCATTTACACTCGTGAAGACATCCGAAGAAGTCTCTCTAAGCGTCATGTTCACTTGAAGGTCTAGACCATCAGTAAGTCCAAAACTCCAAGAAGTAACCTCAAAAGGCTTCTGGTTCCAACCAAACCGAGTGTTGGTCAGATAGATATTGTCTCCAACCTGAACAGCAAAAGCACGAAGACCAAAAGCCCCCGACACCGTAATCTGCTCTCTGTTTCTATTAAGAGCGATACGAGCAATCCTTTGAGCAGTCAAAGGGGAACTTGTGAAGGGTAGCCTATAATCAAGCGTGTTTACAATTCCATTATCGGCAGAGACAAAAACAGGATCGGAGACTTCAGGATAATCGGCCTCTTGCCATTCAGCGTCTGGTCCTCTGAAAGTGCCCTTGATAGTGTTAAAATTGTCTCTACGAGAGTGCCTAGTCGAGACGCTAAGACTAGAACGAAGATCATCTTCCGTAAAGGTCAGGGATGGGATTGTATAAGCCGCCGCCTTCATCCTCCACTTGCCCTGAGAATACCAGAACAAGCCGCCCATAGAAGTCAAAAGATCGGAGATGATTTGAGTGGGCGACAGACTTGTTACGAAAGCGCCATTACAAGTATAGCGATCTTCACCTTCAACAGTCTCTTCACAAATGTCAGCGGCTGTAGAAACAAGACTATCATCAATTCTGCTTGAGTTCTGGTTAAGACCATAGTCAGATGTTAGATAGTCCCTGAGACAAAGAGCAGGGTTTTCTGACCAAGCGGTTGTTGCAGTCCTCGGGTCATAAACTTTCTTGCCTTTGATGATAGCAGAGACAGCGGGGATACCATTAGGGAAAGCATCTTGGTTGTATTTGAACTTGATATAAAGATAGGCTATCCCTTGAAGGCGATGAAACGTAGTCCATTTGCCATCCGTCAAGGTTGCTGTAGCAGAGATCAAGTCTGTATCAGCGGTCTGTGTGCTTGTGCCAAGATACTTCTTGATAGTGACATACCCATCATATCTCGAAGGAGAAGTCACATTACCATTGCCATCAAGAGTTACAACTTCATCATTAAGATAGATGTCTTCGTAACTATCAATCTCATGTCCTGCAAAAGCGATTACACGATGGAGAAACTCATTACCTGTTCCGGTGGTAGAATCATAGACACGGACACCACCAACACGGGTTTTGCCATAGATGATTTGATGATCTAACGCAGCACCAGTTTCACCCTGAATACTATAGCCTTGCGAACTGCCTAGACTAGGTTTCGGAGAAAGGGCATTAAGGGCGACACCCATAGCTGTGCTAACAAGAAAGTGCCCCATAAAGGTGCCCGAAAGCGCCCCCATCCAAGCACCAGTCATAAGAGTTCCTGTCAGAGCAGCGGTTCCCGCAGAAATCGCACCCATAATAGCTGGAAGAAAAAACATCTTATGACCTCAAAAATTAGTAATGATGAGCATGTCGGGTGCCAATCTTATTTTGCAACCCTTCCCCAGAAAAGGTCTTTGTCTTGAATGCCTGCAACGAACTCAAGACCCCTATCGTTTGGATATCTGGACTTTTGATCTTCAGCAGTAAATCTACGGACAACAGGTCGTTCAAGAATAATCAGGACATTTTCTGCAAGAAGTTGGATGGTTGCTGTATTCTCTTGCTCTGTGATGTTCATCTGGTCCAATTCACCAGAGAAAATCTCTACATAGCCAGAGGGATCATTTGTAAGACCAAAGTAAATCCTGCACTCTCGTCCTTGATACGGGTCAGTTAGAGCCAAGGAGAGAAAACTTGAAGGGATACCACTGATAGTAATAGAGGCACCTTTAGCTTGTATCTCAGTTGTCTCTTCAACTGTCGAGATGCTCATCAGTTGTCCAGCACCAAGATAAGTCTTAGAACCAATCACCAAATCCCCATATCCTGACCAAAGGTAGACAGGGGTAGTCACATCAAGGTCTACTGCAATAAAAGGGGCAATGGTCTCTGCATTGAGAGCAGCATTAAGAAGGCTATCAATCTGCCGAGAAGAGTTCGCATAGATACGAGGAACTCCCCCTACAACAGAAATTGATGCTGCTGGAGAGTTTACAATAGTTGTCATATGGCCTCCACACAATCAAAGGTGATGCCATAGTTGCTCATGTTGTTGATCTCCCATTGTTGGAGATTGCTAGCCAAGCGGAACTTGCCTTTGGCGGCGGATACTACAACAGTGGCGTTATCAGCAGGAGAGGAGCGAAGAGAAGGCCAAATGTCAAGTGTGGCTTCGCCAGAGCCATTGGAGTTCACATCAGTCAGAACCTTATGCAGTGTAGAGGAAGAACCTGTTCCAAGTTGGATGTAGTCCCCTGCGAGGAGATAACCTGTAACGCTCGTAGGAAGGCCGTCTATGTCCAACTCCTCTCCAGTCTGTGAACCGCCCTTGACTACAGGAGTTCCCGGTGTAACGCTTGCAGAGCCTCTGGCAGTAGCACAGTTAGGGTCTCCCAAGAGGAAGGTGCCATATTGTCCCTTCAGGCTCAATAGGAAGGCCACCCAAGGCTCCATCAGGTCTCGACGTAGGGGAGGGAGGGAAATAGAGGCAGTCCACCTCTGGCCCGGATGCTGGACGATCTGTTGGGAATAGGTAAAGGGGGACTGACTGATTGCTACTGCGTTCTCAGCCCCCAAGGTAATGCTGGCAATCCCAATGCTTGTCGGGAGGTTTAGAGGATACGAAAT